ATCCAGAAGAAAACCCCGGCGCTCATGGTTAACTACAATCCATTTTTGCTTTTGGAGAAGACACGTGGATCAGGAGCAGGTTCTCAAGAGAAGGGGCCGTCCGCCGAAGGCGCTAACTGACTCGGCTTTGTCTGATACTGAGGATGCAAAGGTCATCGACGAGGTCGAGCAGGTAAACTTCCATGTTGGTGTGCAGATTGGGGCACTGACGACCACTGGCCTCAACAAGGCGAATGCCGCGCTCAAGTTCCCTGGCAAGGAGCTGACGATGTGGGCGACTGGCGTTGGTGTAATGGTGTCGCTTAGTGATGTTGGTCGCTGGCTGGTACCGCATACGAACATCACGAGCATTAAGCTTGCTTGATAAGCGTGACATCCTCGAAGCGATTGTGAAGGCGCAACGCGCTTTCAAGATCGAGGACTTCTGCTTTAAGGAGCAGCTGGCTTTTATCAAGGACCCTGCACGCTTTAAGGCTGCGGACTGTTCGCGGCGTGCGGGGAAGACAGTCGGTATCGCGGCGGATCTTCTGGATACAGCGAGCAAGAACCCGCGCATGGCTTGTCTCTACATCACGCTATCGCGTCTCAACGCGAAGCGGATTCTTTGGCCGGATCTCTTGGAGATCAACCGAGAGTATGGTCTTGGGGGGAAGCCGCACGAGACTGAGTTGACGCTCACGATGCCGAACGGCCACATCATCTATCTCTCGGGAGCCAAGGACAAGTCGGAGGTAGAGAAGTACCGGGGCTTTCCGCTAAAGAAGGTTTACATTGATGAAGCCCAGTCTTTCAGAGCCTACATCCAAGAGCTGGTCGACGATGTTTTGGCGAAGTCGCTTTACGATTTTAACGGTTCGCTCGCCCTCACAGGTACTCCTCCCCCGCTCCCGTCCGGTTATTTCCATGACTGCGTCCACAATGAAAAGTGGTCGCGTCATTCTTGGAATATGCTGCAAAACCCCCACCTCAAAGCCAAGTCCGGCAGGGACCCTATGTCTCTCATTCTGGAAGACTGCGAGCGGATGGGCGTTGGAGTGGACGACCCTCGCATTCAAAGAGAGTGCTTCGGCAGATGGGTTATCGACAGGTCTAGCTTGGTATTCCGGTATTCGGACGGTAATCACTATGACTCTCTCCCGGATGGCGGCAAGTGGGAGCACGTCATTGGCGTCGACCTTGGCTACTCCGACGCCGACGCCGTAGCCGTTATTGGTTGGTCAAGCGCCGGACCAGAAACCTACCTCATAGCTGAGCATGTGAAGAGGAAGCAGGGAATCACCGAGCTGGCTTCCTTGCTTGAGCATTTGATTCGTCAGTATGACCCATTGGCGGTGGTGATGGATACGGGGGGACTTGGCAAGAAGATCGCGGAGGAGATGCGCAGCCGTTTCGGGCTGCCGATCAAGGCCGCGGAGAAGACGGAGAAGTATGCGCATATCGAGTTGGTTAACGATGCCCTCCGTACTAATCGCTTGTATGCGAAGCGCAGTAGTCAGTTTGCATCGGATAGTGGACTCCTTGAGTGGGATCGAGACAAGTCTTCAGGCGATCGCCTCGTCGTCTCAGATGCTTTCCATTCAGACATCTGTGACGCAGTCCTCTACGCCTACAGAGAATCACTGCACTGGTTGCACATGCCGCAAAGAGCTAAAGCCAAAGTCGGATCAAAAGAGTGGCTCAAGGCTCAGGAAGACGAGCTCGAAGAGGCTTTGACTTCGTCTCTGTCTCGGGACTTGGAAGATCCGGCGAACTGGGGCGAGCCACAGTTGGAGACTGCATGAGTGAAGTGGCGCATTTCAAGGTTCGGCTGACTGACGCTGAGATCACGGCGATGGGGCAATGCTGTAAGGCATACTTCGAGTTCTGCAAGATGGCAGAGATCCCTGTGCCTGAGCAATCGACGCTCTTGGTGAACCAGTCTCTGCAGAAATTTCGCTCGGCTCTTCTTGCTGGCCCTGACTTGGTGACGGTGAAGCATGTCATTGCCTCCATTTGAGTATCTAGAAGCGGTCTTTTCTTTGGCGCGGAGGTTCCACGTGGAACGTCTGAGCCTTTCTGGTCTTGAGTGTTCCTTTGCGAAAGAGCCAAACCCGGTTATCCTTGAGACTGAAAAGCGCAAAGTGAAGATAGGCGATGAAGAGCAGGCGCCAACGGAAGACCAGATGCTTTTTTGGTCTTCACCGTTAGGCGCCCCAGCGCATGAGGCAGAACCTCCTGCTTAAAGGAGATCCCAGGGATGGCGATCGACTACACTCAATTTAGCCAAGACGGTAAGCCGAACTCTCAGGCGCCGAGCTCGCGTTGGTGGACGCTCAAGAACCATGACGAGATTGCCCAGGCTGTATGTGCGGTGGTGCAGACACTGTCGCAGGCTGATAGCGTTAGACAGAGTCAGATGCAGACGTCCGCCCGTTTATACGGGAACGTTTCGCTCATGGGCCTGACTGGTTTGACGTTTGCTCGCGGTCAACGCGGCATGCCTGGGACTAAGGAGCGTATCACCTATAACGTGGCGCAGTCAGGTGTCGATACGATCACATCAAAGATGGTCAAGAATAAGCCTAAGCCGCTTTTCTTGACGTCTGGTGGTGACTGGAAGATTCAGCGTCGGGCGCAGAAACTTTCCAAGTTCATCGATGGAATCTTTTACGAGAATCAGGCTTACGACCAGGGTCGTATGGCTTTCCGTGACAGTGCGGTGGTCGGTGATGGGTTGGTCCATGTTTTCAACTGGCATAACAGGGTCAAGTTTGAGCGGGTGTTAGCTGGTGAGATCTTGGTGGACGAGATGGAGGCCATTTATGGGAAGCCTCGTCAGCTTCATCGGACGCGCAACGTTGACCGTGCTGTCCTCATGGATCTTTTCCCAGAGAAAAAGTCTGTCATTCAGTTGGCGAATGCCGCTCGGACCGAGACTCAAGGCCAGTCGGTTGCTGACCAGGTTTCGGTGATCGAGAGTTGGCATCTACCGTCTGGCCCTGAGGCTAAAGATGGGCTACGGGTCATATGTCTGGAGAGTGGCCTTCTCGAGAAAGAGGAGTGGTCAAAGGATTATTTTCCGTTCGCTCGTCTACCATGGACGCCTAGGCTTTATGGCTACTGGAGTCAGGGTGGGGTTGAGCAGGTGCAGAGCATTCAGTTGGAGATCAATAAGCTTCTCTGGGTGATTCAGCGTTCCATGCATATGGCGGGGACATTTAAGATCTTGGCAGAACGCGGTGCCAAGATTGTGAAGGAGCACTTCAATAACGATTTCGGCACCGTCATGGAATATACGGGGGTGCCTCCGAGCTACATTATTCCGCCGATTGTGCCGCCGGAGATCTATCAGCATCTCCAGACGCTGAAGGGCCAGGCCTTTGAGGTTCTGGGTGTTTCGCAGCTTTCGGCAACAAGTCAGAAGCCAGCTGGTCTTAACTCCGGTAAGGCGCTGCGCGAGTTTCAGGATATCGAGTCGGAAAGGTTCACGGCGATCGGTCAGCAGTACGAAAGCTTCTATTTGGAGCTCGCGAAGTTGTCGATCGATGTGGTGAAGGAGATCTTCGAGACAGAGAAGAGCTACGAAATTAAGATACCCGGAAAGAAGTTCCTCGAGACGATCGACTGGAAGGATATCGAGCTAGAGGAAGACGAGTATGTGATGAAGGTCTTCCCGGTGTCGTCTCTGCCTAACGAGCCGGCGGGGCGGCTCCAGACGATTCAGGAATATATCCAAGCTGGCTTTATGACGCCGCGTGCTGGCCGTAGGCTTTTGGATTTCCCCGATCTTGAGCAGGCCGAGACGATGGCCAATAGCAAAGAGGATTGGCTGCATGAGGTCTTGGAAAAGATGCTGGACGAAGAGGAGTTCTTCTACCAGCCGGAGCCGGATGATGATTTGGCTTTAGCTAGGGAGCTCGCCCTTGAGTATATCGCCTTTGCCAAGGTGACCAAGGTCGAGGACCAGCTGATTCAGAAGCTTCGGGACTTCCTAGAAGAGGTCAAGGGGATGATTGCCTTGGCGTCGGCTCCTCAAGAGCCTGGTGTCGGCCCACAAGCTAATCCGATGCCTACCCCGCAGAGTGATCTAGTGCCTAATGTGCCTCAGTTAGTTGCTTAAGGAGAAGACATGGAGCAGCAGATTAACCCAGAAGTCCCGACTCCCCCGCCGTCAGCCCCTGTAGAGGCTCCGAAGGCCGCTCCTGAGGCTCCCAAAGAGGAGCCAAAGCCGATTAGTCGTGAGTTCCAGGTGCTCGCTAGGAAGGAGCAGGCGCTGCAAAGGGAGCGGGAGAAGCTAAAGGCGGAGCTCCAGTCTTTTGAGGCGGAGAAGGCGAGGATTGCTGACCTTGAGAAGCGTTATGGGCAAAAGCCCAAGAGTCCTCTCGAGGCTTTGGAGCGTTATGGCTTCACCTATAAGGACGCCACTGACTTTGAGCTAAACGACAATCAGCCGACAGCCGAGCATTTGGCGAGGCAGGCGATTGAGCGGGCCAATCAGCTAGAGAAGTCGTTTGAGGAGCGAGAGGCAGACCGGGTCAAGAAGGCGGCTGAAGAGCAGCAGACGGCTTATCAGGCCTACCTTGAAGAGTTCAAGGGTGCGATTTCGGAGTTCGTGACGAAGAATAGCGACGATTTCGAGTTGACAAAGCTTTTCAATGCTGAGCCTTTGATTTACAATACGATTGAAAGCTATTTCGCAGAGCACAAGAAGGTGCTTTCCATCAAGGAAGCTGCAGACCTTGTGGAGAAACACTGTGAAGAGCTGATGGAAGGTTATAGAGCGTCAAAGAAGTTCAAGACGCATACTGCTCCTAAGCCTGCCGATAAGGCATCCCCTAAAGATCAAGAGCCGCAGTCTCGGCGCACGATGAATAACGATCAGTTTACATCATCAACGCCGACGCTCGTTTCCTCACCTAAGGTTGAGGAGGACCGCATTAAGCGGGCTCTTGCCGCACTGGGATAGTGCCGAGCGTCGTTTTAGCTAAGGAAGGCTAAAATGACTGCTGTTTATCAGAACATGACCAATATGAATGCTGCCTTGAAGGAGCTCTATGATGGTCAGGTTGTTGAAAATCTCGTTTATGCGGATAACCCGTTCCTTGCCATGGTCCCTAAGAAGACCAATTTTGGTGGCAAGTATCGGCCGCAGCCGATCATCACTGGGGTGAGCCAGGGCCGTAGCCAGGACTTTACGACCGCTCAGGCTAACCAGACTGAGAATGAGATCGAGAGTTTCTTGCTCACCCGTGTGCATGACTACTCGATTGCGACGATCGATAACGAGACCATGTTGGCCTCGGCGACTGACAAGATGTCGTTTCTCGAAGGCTCGAAAATTGTTATCGACGGCGCGATTCGGTCGATCACCAACTCTCTGACGGGCGCGGTCTTCCGCTCTGGAACGGGTTCGATTGGCCAGATCAGCACGATCGCGTCTGGCGTGATCACCCTGAGCTCGGCTGCCGACGTGACGCAGTTTGAGCGCAACATGGTGCTGCAAGCGAATGCCACCGATGGTGGTACGCCGCGTGCGGCTCTCGGCTACATCATCGCCATCAACCGTGCCTCGGGGACCATCAC